AACTAAGGCGGTTGTTTTACCTGTATCACTATGTCCTAAAAACATATTGATGTGTCCCATTGCTGGTCCAGGTAATCCAACAGCATCTAAGAATGGTTCACCCAAATCAAAAAACCTTTGTGGTTTATATTTTGCAGATGTAGAAAACTTTTTCTTTAGTGAACTAAAATCGTTCTTTTTAATTGCCATTTTCTTCTCCTTTTTGTTCGTTTAAAATTTTTAACATGTCTTCAGTGATTTCAAACTTCTCATCTCTTTTAACATTATACTTGTAAATTGTTTCCAACATTTCAAGTTTATCTTTTGCGTTTGTCATCTTCTCAACAAACTTATCCATTTCTTCTAAATGTTGTGGGTGTTCCCCAATACCAACGGGGTTATTGAAATAAATTAAAAGTGTTGCTTCGGCTTCAGCCATTTCTGACCTATATTTCAAGGTCAGGGCTTCATACATTTTTTCTGATATCTTATTCATATTTAATAAAATTAAAATGGTAATTCTTCAGATGGTTCATCATTTGCTTGTGGATCAACAATAGGTGTTTCTTCTTTTTGTATACCACCTAATGAAATTTCGGCCTCGTCACCATATACATATTTTTTAAGTTCTGAACTCCACATTGGTGTCTCTCCTACCGCTACAGCCTCTAAATACTCAACAGGTTTTTTAGAATAAACATCTCTCCAAGTAAGTTCATCTACTAACCAACCTTCCATGATTTCTTTATCTGTGTGTACAGGTGCTGGATCATCATACATAATTGTTTGAACTACAGTATATTCTTTTCCTTGTGGTGTCTTAGCCTTTGTTAATTCAATAATAAGGTCTCTACCTTTTTCTGAATCAGTCACATCACCCTTTGCTTTCCAAATAGGTAGAATTTTATCTAATACACCTTCTTGTTTGTAGTTATGTTTAAATCTCCAAAACTTAACTCCGTCTTGTTCGTTATCACGGTCAATAACTTTTACGATATAAAATAATCGTGAACGGTATTGAGATGCCAATTCTTTATCTTCTTTTTTACCTGTAGAAATTAATTCGTTATAAACTTCTGTTAAAGGCGATCTTTCGTTGTCGTTTTTTTCGGGGTCGTACAACTTAACCCATTGTCCATTAACTTGAATTTCGTGATACCAAACTTCTACAAATGGTGAAGAACCATCTTTTGTAGGTAGCACTCTGATTCTTTTTTGTGCAGATTTTTCATTTTTTTGAAGAATTGCTGAAAAATATCTTTTCATTCTGTCTTCTTGTGAGATGTTTTGTCTCGGTGAACTACTTGGTGTTGAGTTCTTTTCGTACTGTGCTAGTACTGCGTCAATTGAATTTGCCATAGATTTTGTTTTTAATTTTTAACTCTTTTATCTATAACAATAATAAGTGAATTTGGTAGAATGTCAAATAAAAAAGGGACCTTTTGGGGTCCCTCACTTTTTTATAAATATCTTTTACTTCTCCTATGTAGTTCTTCTAATTTTTCCTCTTCTTCATCAAAAGTATTAAAGGTCCCTTTAATTTCATTTGGTGAAAAGTTTTCAACTTCGTCAGAGGTTAGGACATACTCGTTTTTCCCGGTTTCTTCCATCTCTGATTTTTTATCATCAAAGAAATCTGTTAATTTTTGATTATATGGGTAAGAATCTAAAGAACGTAACATAAGTTTTTCTTCAGGTGTTTTTTCTCTAAATTTATCAAATTTATTTTCTAAAGAATTAATTTTATCCATTATTTGGTCCATATGTTCTAATTTACCTTGTAGGTCATCTAATCTAGAAAATAGGGTATCCATTAACTCATCTTGTTTTTCTTTCATTTCTTGTTGACTTGTTACAAGATCTGTTATATCAATTTCTTCAGTTTCTTCGTCACCTTCAGTACCTGTTTCGGCACCAACTTCTTCAACGTCAGGATCGTTTTCAATATCAACAGGTTCAGGAACTTCAGTACCACCAGCAGGTGCTTCACCACCGGCAGCAGGATCTGTTGGTGCTGCAGTATCACCACCAGCCGCTGGATCTGTAGGGGCAGCAGCGTCACCACCCGTTAATGCAGGATCTGCAGGTGCATCACCACCAGGTGCGGGTTCTTCAGCTCCACCTGTAAGTGCAGGATCGGCATCTTGTTCTTTTAAGATATATCTATTTATTTGATTAAATCTTTTAAGTTCTTCAATTATTTTAGCGTCAACTTTCATCTTAATATTTTATCCGTTCAATAAAGTTTTATTACCTGTAGGTGTTTCTACTTTCAAGGTTCTGTTTAATTTCATGGTATTATCAAACCTTTCAATAAGCCCGTCTTTCATTTTTACCGTATAACATTCTCCTGTATCTAAATCACAAACTTGTTTGTGATCTACATCAATTTGTTTTTCTGTGATTCTTGTATCTTTTTTCAAGTAATCGTCTAATAAATTTTTCACATTCATAGTTTTTTTATTAATAAATATATTGTTTTATGGAAAACCGCCGGCAGAACCAAAATTATCTACGGCAATTACAAATTCTTTTACGTAATAAAGATATGTTGTATCTGAAAGTGCTTTGTTTGTTCTTTGTGTAATTATGTAGTTATAAATATCTGTAGCGTTTTTACCATAAGCAAAATTTGTATCCCAAGCGGTTAATTTTAATTGTGTTAGAGTACAAGCTAATCTTAATACTTGAACAGGTGTTGTTGCGGTAATAGCCGATAATGCAATATCATTTTGTGTTTTAAATGCGGTGTTAGCACCATAAAGAGAATTTACAGGACCGGTAACAATTGATTTATAAACTTGGTTCATGAACTTAACCGGTTCGGTAGTACTAGTAAATGTCGGTATAGGAATTTCATTACCAACAAGATTACTACATGTTTGTGCAGTAAAGAAAGGATTAAGTTGTGGAACAGGATTTAAACAACTAATACCAAATAAATTATTTTGTGTGCAACTAACACTAGTTGTTGTTACAGAGTTTGAAGGCCACGTTCTTGAAATACCAAATAACCAAGCTCTGAAAGCATCATCAGTTTTATCTGTCCCTGTAGTGTTACCATTTATTACTGTTTTGATATCTGTATTTAAAATTGTTGTTTTCGTCTCAGCGATAAATGGTTTTGCAGGAAAACTAACACTCCCACCATCAAATACCGTTTTAGATATACAAACGGAGTTTGTGTTAGGATTTGGTGCGTTACTTAAATTTTGTTCGTATGTTGAGGTTGTGGCCACGGCAGTTGCCTCTCTTTGTGATGTTACTTCTTTTTTCCATCTTTCACTAAAACTTTTATTTACTCCCATAAGAAAACTTTGTGGTTTAGGTAGTGAAAATAATGGCATTCTAATACCTTTAAAATTAGTTTCAAAACCCCTATCTGAAATAGAATGTTTAACTTCTGATATCCAATACGGTCCTCTAAATAATGGTACGTGTCTTAGGTTAAAATACATTGTTGGTTGTATAACCGCACAGCCCATGGCCTTAACGTCACACGTATACGATCTACTTTTATAGATACTATATAATGAAACCGATTGTTGAGCAACGCTATCACCAGCACCTGCTTTACCCATTTGTTCATTAACTGCAAATGTTTCGGCGGTATTCTTTTTTTCTGACATATCCAAACTGGATATTTCTCTGAATATGTTTTGATTTAATATTCCAAAATCCACATTGAACCCAACAACAGGGCTTGATTTTTCATAATCAATATTACTTGCCGGTACTCTTAACGGATTTGTAGATTGATTTCTCATATCAAAAGAATCGTCTCCAAATTTAGAAAAACTAGTATCATTTGTTTGTAAATATTCTGATTGTTTACCAACATAAATACATAAAAATTTTGGTTTAGAATTTAAATAATCAACATTCAAATATGTTGCAAACATGGAATTAGGTATCTCTACAGGTATTGTTTGATTATTAACAACCGCACTTTGGATTCCATAAAAATTTATATAGGATGGTAATGCAAAAAATATAAAATTATTATCTGTAAGAATATTACTTAAAACATCCATGATTGATTTTTTATCGTTATCTTTCAAACTTGTTAAAACTTTCATAATATCAACAGTATATTCGTCACCAATATCTACATTAGCTCTGTCGTGAAAAAGAAAGTCTTCAAATAATAATTTGTTTTTAAAATCACTACCCGCAACCCATTTATCATTAAAGTTTTTAAATACGTTATAAGTTTCTAGTTTTAATATATCACCATAAGTCGCATTACTTGTGTTTGTTAAATTTGTATTAGTATTACTATTTTTTAATTTATTATTCAAATACCTTAACGCCTCATTTATTGTGTCAGTATTTTCAGTTCTAAGTTCTGTCAAGTAATTAGCTAAATCTGTTTTAAAATTAGTTGTTGTGTACGAAGAATTTTCAATTTTTTTACTTACATATATTTTTAATAATTGTGAAAGATTTTCAATATTGTTAGAGTTAAATTCTATATTAAAATCTTTAAAGAAAGAAAACACATAAGAATTAATGTTACTAATAGTTACATCATTTATTGTGGACGTTCCAATGTATTTGTATAATGTTTTCCAAGCGCTATTATTATTAGGACTACTTGTTTGTGACACCAATATTGTGGTATCTGGTGGTAAATCATTATTATATGTTCCGTAAGATAACTTTTTTAACACAAAACTAGAATTGTCTGTAAAATCCGCAAAATACAACCTATTGAAATTACCGGGATTTCCAATTTTTAAAATACAATCAAAATTTAAAAAATTACCAATACCTGAAACCATAGAATTAACTTGGCTCTCTAACAAACTTTTTCCGGTTTCGTCCTCAGTTGAAACCGCAACAGATGTTTTATCAACAAAGAAAATATTTTTCATTTGTGAAATAAGCGATTTTTGTTCAACATTTTTTAAACCTGTAGCGTTATCTTCTTCTTTTAACGCCAAATTAGTTGGGTTTGGGTTACAAAACTCTAAAAAGTAAGATTCAAACTCATCTAAAAGTTTAGGGGTAAATAAACTAAAAATTTCTTCTATATTTGAATAGGTAATGGGTCCCACAGAAGGTGCCCCTCCAAGAAAATTATTTTGTAAAGTACCTAATCTAACATATTGATCTGGTTCAGGTTTACCTATAACGGAATTATCAAAATATCCAAAGTTTCCAGTAAACCATAATCCTCTAACAGATCCGTTATACATTTTAGGATTATTCAAAAGTTCTTCTTTTTTATTATTTGTTTCATTATATGATTCCCATACCGCTTGATTAATATCAATTGCCCCACAAGAAGGAAATAAAAAATATTTGTTACCAACATTTAATTCTAAGTTACCCTCAGCATCCATATATTGATAAAAATTTTGTAAACTTATAGCCCTATTTATTTCTGTGGAATCACCATTTAATGGTAACTGAAAAGTTGCGTCGTTGTTTTTTCCTATTTTCAATTTTTTATTTTGAGTTATTCCACTCAAATCATCAATTCCGTAACTAGTGAACAAATCTTTTCTTGTAAAATAATAGTAAAAGTCATTAATTAATTTGGGGTAAAACCCTAAATTAATATTATCAATTTGTTTAGTAACATTATTTATTACTTGATTTGTCGATTTTTGTAAAACGTATTGTATTGGGTTATTTTGAAAATCAAATAAATTATATGTATTAGTTGTTAAACTATTGTTTGGACTATAATTTACCTTAAAATCAAAATCTTTCCAAACATTGTCTAAAATATCCGTTACCCTATTGGATTCAACCCAAACTTTATACCTATGCCATATTGCGCCATATTTTAAAACCCAACTATATGGTACTTGATGTATTGCCGAAAATTTGTTTAATGTTGCATATAAATAATCAATATCTGTTTGTATTGATGAATTTGAATTACTTATTTTTTTTAATTTATCTTTTGTTGTAATTAATGGTAATGAATTTAAAAACAAATACCCTAAAGCAACATATGGGTTTTTATCTCCCGCCTTTTCTTTTTTTACTCCTTCAGTTATTGCATTAACAAAATAAGGAGTATTAAAAATTGATGTTGTTTGTATTTGTTGCTTAACTTCTCCTGCGTAAGGAGTGTATAATACACCTAATTCGGTAAATTGTAGATTGTCACCATTACTAGTTGGGTTCACTCTAAATCGATAGAATTCTTTTAAGTCTGCTCTACTATTAATAGAGTATTTGTCGGTACTTCCAGGTATTCCCAAAACTTTTTGTGACCCATTTGTAAAACCATTTCTATTAGTTAATAAAGATAATGTTTCAGTACCACTTTGATTTAATCTAGATATAACTTTTTTTTGTGTGTTAAAATCAAAACTTGCGGTTGTTTGATTTGCGGTTTCAATACTTGTTATTGTGGCTCCGTCTGCCATATTTGTTTGTAACCAAGACAAATTATCAAATGGAAACGTATCTAAAAAAGATAATTTATTTGATTGTGTACTTTTTAAATAACTTTTAATTTTATCGGCAATGTCAATACCACCAACAACTGTAGGTGATGAAGAACCTATAGAATCAATACTGTATACTGAATTTTCTATTTTTAATTCATTGTTTATATCTGTTGTTACAAAATTATTTGATTGATAAGTTTTAAAATTATTTGTTGAAAAATTTTGTAACTCTACTAATAAATCTGGATATGATTTAATTTGATTTGAAAATAAAGTATTTAAGGTATTATCTGATTCTATCTCATCTAATGCATTTTCAGCCTCAAATTGACCAATTAATTGTGAGAGTCCTGCAATTTTTCCATCTCTAACCATTTTGGTGTAGTGAGTATTTAAAAAACACCTTTCAAATAATTCATATACAAACGAAGCCGGTTGAGGGTTACTGTATGGTGTGTATTTGAATGGAAACTCTAACGCATTAAATGTTGCAAACTTTAATTGATTTTTAGGGTTGTTGTAGACATTAACAGGTGGTGGTGAATACGTGGTACTAGCCGCTCTTATATAATCCTCTGTAAATTGAACTTCAGGCCAAACTGTTGGGTTATCTCTTACTGGACAAAAATTTGTTGTTGGGTTGCAGTTAGCGTCCCCAACATATTTTACTTCATAAATTTCTCTTTTATTTTTATCTGTTGTTTTTTCATAATATAAGGGCCATGGATAAACAATGGCCTCGTTTTTTAAAGTGCCGGAACTCAATTCAACCGACTTATTATAATCGGGACCAACTTTACCATTAACTACTAAATCTAATCTTAATTTATTTTGTCTTTGTGCCCAAGCTCTTTCATGAACATCATCCATCAATTTATAAAAAGCATCAGCACCTGCTAATATTGCACAAAACACATTTCGTATAGTTGGTTCAAATCCTAAACTACTTTTATCTGTCACTAAACCACCAAGTATATCTGAAATGTCGTCTTCAACAATTTTTTTTTGTTTATCTAAAGTTTCTTTACTTTTTTTAATAACATCTAAAAAACTATTTGCAATATAAACTAAACTACCGTCCCATCTTTCTCCAAAAGAAAAAACATTAGGATTTAAAGTCACTATAGAACTACCATTCCATACTTGTGAAGCAACACCAATCGACGCTTCTTCAGATATTCTAAAATTATCTAATTCTTGTGGTGTTGGTGTCTGTTTAAATCTATATGTATATGTTTTTTGCCAATCAACTTCACTTTTGAAACTATTTAAATCTACATTGTCTTCTGTTATTTTTTTAAATCCTACATTTTTGTCATAGTTGAATGGTGATATTTTTACTCCCACATTTTTCAACTTACCATTTTTCAACTTTAAATTGAATGTGCTACTACCATCAGGTGCTTGTCCGAATGCTGGACTGGCTTTCAATTTATTCAAATAAGTTTCGAAAGCAGCTTTGAGGTTGTTTAGTCTCAAATCCCTGTCATTAAAGTTTAAAGAATTTTTAAAAAAATAATATACCTCATCATTTTTGATAAAAGGTTTAGTAGTATCCAAAAATTTATTTTTACTACTAGTGTAAACAACTGATTCTAAATTTTTTAAATTATCTTCATAATCAGAAATATGATTGATTATTTGAAAATCGGCCTCTTTTGCCCTTGCTAGTGCGTTCTTATCATAATTTTCTATTCTTTTTATAAATTCTTGTAAATCTATCTCATCAAAACTTGGGTCTATTAATTTTTTATCCTTGTATTGTTTATAAACTTCTTCTAATTTTTGTCTACCTAAATAACTGTTAACTTGCGTTTTAGTTGTTTTACCACCACCTTGTGAAATTGTTTTTGTTACTGTCGCCGGTATCATTTTAGGGGCATTTCTTGCATACCCTAAAATTGTATCAAACAATAACGCATTTAACCTACCAATTAAACTAATATCAATTTCAAAATTTCCATTATCTGATGAAAATTTTGCATTAAATGATTTTAACATTAGTTGTAGTCTTATCGCTTTACCATAATAACCTTTAAGTGTTAAATAAAACGCCGGGTATGGTAAATTAAAAAAAACGGAATACATAGAGTTATCCCCTTGTTCAAATAAACTTCTTCCCTGAACATCAACTAAAGTCATGTTTACCGTTGGTGTACCTGCAGGTGTTATAGTTACATTGATTGACTTTATACCCAACATTTGGGTATCTTCATAATTTAAAACTTTTCTTCTGTATTGCGTTTTACCATCAAAAGCAACGGAGTACTCCGAAGTTTGATTTAGTGCTTTCCCCTCTCTTGATCCTTTTCCTGTTATTTGATCAGACCAAGACGTATCAAATGCCGTTTTACCTTTAGGTTTTAAAAAACTTAAATTTAAATCTTCATCACCACCCGCAAAACTTGCAATAGTTGTGTTTACCACCGGATTTGAATCAAAGGCCTCTCCTATCGCTAATTTTGTGCGAGGTATTATTTTAGTCTCTAAATTAGCATAATAAACTAAATTTTCTTGTTGTACTAATCTAGGGTCTCCATCCGCATTTTTTTTAGATGTCACCTTGTTAGGATCAATAAGTATTATATTATCATATCCTGTTTCTACATATATATCTTCGTTACTATACTTATCTGCCATAATAGAAGAAATGTGTTTCTAATGCTGATTTATAGTCTTGTATAGCAGCAACTAAAGGATATGGAATAATTAATATTGTATCTTCAGTTATGTTAGTTTCTAAACCTTCATATTGTGGATTTGCTAACATAATTAACCAACCAAATGTTGGTGATCCATATTTTTCTAAACTTATTTTATCTAGTCTACTTCTATTTTTTTTGTAAATATATCTTTGATCACTAGATCTACTAGGTAACTTTACAAAAGGAACCATTGTTTGTTTTCCGTCAATTAAAAATTGTTGGTATCTGTTATAAAACTCCATAACTATTATATAATTTGTTTATTTAATAAGTAAATTTGTTTTTCAAATTAAAATTATTGTTGGGTACGTTTTGAGGAGGAGCCAAAAGTTTATAATTGCCACTGTCAGTTTGATTTGTTGGGTTTTGTCTACTAAAATTTAAAGTTCTTTTTATATTAAAATCAAAAGGTTTAAATGTTGTCTCATCTTTGAAAAACTTGTACTCTTCTGTTTTTTCTAAATCTTCAATATTAGTATTAATTTGTTTTTTTGATTTTTCATAGGTAGTTTTAAGAAAATCAACGTTGTTTTGTAAAAATGTCTTCCATTTACCAATATCTTCTTCTTTAATTCTATCTAGTGTACCGGCATTTTTTCTTGCGTTTTCAATAAAATCATCAACAAAACTAGGTATATTTAAAATTTCATTATAAAATAACATGAAGAATCTATTTTCAGGACCCTTATCTATTTGTGGACTTGTGTTATCAAAAATAAAAGTATCAAAATTAAAAGTATTTTCAAATTTACTATTTCCTGCCGGTATAAAATTATAAGCGATTAACTTATTATAATAAGTGTTTCCTGATGTAGCAACATTATTTACGTCTGATTGTAATTCTTGATAAGCTGAAGTATATGAAACGCTTGATGGTGTTCCTCCCGAAATATCAAATATAAATATTTCTCCATTATCTCTTTTATAACCATCTTTACCACTGTATATAAAATTTGTTTGGTCAATTAATTTAACTAACTCCAATTCTTTTTTAGTGATTTTAATATTAGCCTCTTCTAATTTTTCTTTTAATATTTCTGAATGTGTTTTGATTAACTTTTTAATATAATTTTTAACACTAAACTTGTTTAAGTTTTTAAAGTCTTCCAATAACATTCCCGCAAACATAGGACAAAGATCATTTGCAACATCATCAATAGCCCCCGTTTCTAATAATTTTAAATTTTGTGAAATTTTAGTAGACACACCAAATAAAAAACTATTATTAATTCCCCCTATATTTCCTGTTGAATATTTTCTTGAATCAGTAAATAAAGACGTTACTCCGATACCGTATTTTTTAGTTATATCTTTTAATTCACTTTCCACTAACGAAGCATATTCTCTATATTTTTTTGCAAAGTTATTAATGTTTTCTTTGTATTCTATTGTTCCTTTTATTGAATTATTTGGTATATCTAAAACCCTTTCAACTATAGTTCCAAATGGAACTCCATTATCATTTTCGTTTTGTCTATCTTTTCTATCATTTATTCCAACATCATTTAATATTCTATCAATATCCTCTTTACTATAATTACCTTTTACTATTTCTGTTTGGGTTGCTCTTTCATCATACATTTCAGTATTCGCATAGAAATTAAATGAAAGTGCGTTTTGTAATTGTTGTACTGGTTCGGCTAATCCATGACCACCAATAAAGTTAAAGTTTATTGATACTTCAGCAATCATAGGTTGTAATCCAATACCTTCAGGATTAATGTCCCACTGACCGTCTTTAGGGTAAGTTAAACTAAGTGAATCAATAACAACTTTTGTATGCCAAAAATCACCAACTCTTAACACACATATTGGTGGGGCACCAAAGGCACTATTAAACGCATCTTTGTAGAGTAAAGTTGTTGTATCAGCTCCTGTTTCAACTACCGTTGGTATGGTGTCTCCCGGTCTCATACATTGTTGTAAAAACACCAACCTTTTATTTAATCCTTCTGGCGTAATTGCATGAAATGCGGGATGAAAATATTTTAATTTTTCTTTTAACCCATTATATATCATGGGTGATTCATTATTTAACATTTCAAAATAATCACATTCACAAATTAGTTTTCTTACTAACTTACCTGTCAACTCTTTTTTTATTGTTCCATTGTATGAAGGTTCAGGATAAATTATTTCTTCAACGTATTTTGGTTCTGGTTTTGCGTCTCCCCCTTTTTGGTTATTATCTTTAGGTTCGGGTACAATAACTTCTTCTTTAGGTGGTGTTGGTATTGGATCTGTTTTTTTGGGTATTGGTACAATTTCGTCAATTGTAATTTTCCTACAAGCGGATCCGTTTATTGAATATCTGTTTTCAATGTAATCACTTCCATTATCACCTAATTCTGTTCTAGCAAAAGGTCTACTACAATCAACTCCTGCAAATTTATCCTGTTGAGTAATTTCATCAAATCCAGCAAAAGTTAGTTTAAATGTTAATGGTTTTGTTGTGTCACAAGTCCCTTTTGTGTGGTCATAAGAAAAGAAGTCTTTTAATTTTTTACCACTAGCAGATGTTACGTCGTATTTTTCCATATATTGAACAAAAGAACTAACCCTTCTATATGATAAATTAACATTATAATCTACTTTATGAAAGGCGGCCGAACATGTTGCCTTAAAATTCCAACTAAGTGTGTTTCCTCCGTCTAACCAATCTAAAGTTTTTTGAAGAAACTCCCCAACTTTTGAATAAGACTCTCTACCATAACTAAAAAATTGTCTTATTGAGTTTTCACTTATATCAATATAATTTTTATAAAAGTCTGCACTTTGTCTTAAACTATCATCAGTATTAATAAATTTTCTTAAAAGTAGGTTATTTTTTGGTGGGTAAACACCTAATTTATTTGAAGTATCTCCATTTAAATTTTTTGCCTGCCTAACATAATACTCTTCAACATTAGTTTTTGGGTTGTTATTCCAAGGTTTACCTCCTCCGTCTTTAGGTGCCGGTATTTGCGGCGTACTAGCTAAAGACACATTAAAGTCTGTTTCTAAATATTGAGCATAATAAACATCGTATGACGTAAAAGCACTTTTTACAGTTCTATCAGTGTTTTTTCCATCGTCATTAAATCGTGGTTTAGCTTGTTCATAATAAAAAACAGGTTTATCTTCTTTGAATTTATTAAACTCTTCGATGTTTGTATTTCCCCCTTCTTCTTTTAAAACTTCTTTTGGTTCTTCTACTATTTCTTCTGATGTGACGTTTGGTGGTGTAATTACTTCGGGAACTAACTTTTTTATCACTTGTGGTTCCCCTTTTGTTACTTCCAAAACTTCTTGTATATCTTTCAAAGTAAAGTAACTATATCTACTCGCCAATTCGTATGGGTCGTATTCTAAACATCCTGCAAAAAAAGAATCAAGTATTCGTGTAAATTTAGATTCTTCTACGTTTTTCAACTCCTCGGCAACTAATTTATCTAAAATACATGGATGATCAACAACAATTTTGAAACTTAACTTACCCGATCTCTTTGTATTGGTGTAAGTATAAATTGGTTCTGTTCTACCCAAAAAGGTGTTTGGGTTCCAATCAGTACTTACGCTCTCATCAAATGAAACGTCATATGGCGGAAACCACATTATCCTACCTCCGTTTGGTCCTCTTTCACATAAGGCCAAATCTTCATAAGTAAGTCCTGGTCTATTAGATGTTCTCCATGCTAAATTTTCCAAAGAAATCATATACTTTTTAACTCCTCCAGGAAATATATTTGTAGAGTCACCATTGGCACTATTTCTCATAGGTCCAATATTTAAGTTGTAGGTATTATCAAATACTGAATTTTTATATTTTCTAATATTACCTGAAGTTTTTTGTAAATTACCGTATAAAACATAAGGATCGTCTTTTGTCCATACTCTACAATACTCTAAACCTTCAGGTACACCTCCAGCAACTGTTGACTTATCTACTGAATTTTTAGTTCTCCATTTTACAACTCTAGAACCTTTAGTCATTTCAGTGTACCCGTCGTTGAAAACTTTCGATATTTGATTAATTGCCGTTCCTACGTGTCTTTGTCTTTTATCGTCATTACCAATATCATTTGCAACTTCAACTATTCTTTGAGTAAAGTCCAAAATAGATCCTTTAGTAAAGTTTTTTTCTAAATTACCTGATATATTCTTTTTTAATGCGTCTTGAAATGAGTTTGATTTAGTTTTAAAACTAGCACTTTTGAACTCAACACCGCCAGGTCCTACTTTTTTTCCAATTTGTGGTTTAGTGTTACCAAAATTATCACCCCAAGTGAAACCACCTTGTAAATCTCCACCATCAAAATCATTTATTGATTCAACACCAAACCTTGTAGTTTCATAAAGTTCTCCTTCAAAAATTCTAGCAAACTCACCTGAACCATAAACATTCATTTCAACTCTATTTCCAAACCCAAGTTTTGGTAATTCTTTTTCAGAAACCAATCCTTGTATAAATGTTTTTCTTGATCCTATATAAAAATTAGGATCGGGAGCAAACACATTAGGGTCTCTAAAAGAGTTTAATTTATAATCAGGTCTATAGGTATTATATTTAAGTTGTGTGAATAATTCTTTTTGTGTTCCTGAACCTGTATTCGCTAAAAATAATTCAGAAGCGGTTTTTATATTAAGTGATGTTATACTATTCCAAGTGTTAGTAAGTGGTTTTGTAAATAATGCACTTACAGGGTTATCCGTTACTTGAGTTAAAAATCTTTCGGTTGGGTAATCGAAATACTCTCCAGGTATAAATGAATAAGGAGAATAAAGTCCGGCTAACTTAGCTGCAAAATTTAACGTTTTACCGATTATTAAATCAGGAACACTTATACTCCAATTTCTTTCAATAAGAGGTATATTACCGGTAGCTAACCCTAATACATCAAATGGATCTGTATTTGGTTTTACAGAAAGTTGTGTAGAATTAAAACCATCAGGTTGAGTAAATGATGTGTCTAAAAAATTAACTCTGTCTAATGTTTGTTGTAGTAATTCGGCAGTTACTCTATATGCAAATTCTTTTTTTAATCTGTCAGCAGCAAATGAAGCCAAAGAAGAGTCTTGACTAATTTTTCCTGAGTCACCTTGCGGATCTTCTTGAATTAATATAGCGTATGGAGTATAAAAAGATGAAATAAAAGTTCTTGGTGTTACTCCAGTGTCGTTTGAGTATGGTTGATTCAAGAGTAGTGTTGGTAAATCCTCAACTAAAACAGTTTCAGGATTTCCGTACCCCGTTTCAGGAACGTATGTGTTTTTTACGTAAGCATCTCCTAATTCTACTTCTGCATTTATTTCTAAATTACTATTGTTTGCAACATTTTGATTGTATGCATCATATTCACCTTTATCATAATTTCCTGGTTGATTTAGGTTTTCTATTTTTTCATCATCTAATATATCATATTGTGTTGACCCATAACCATTTTGTCCGTCTTCAGGTTTATATAGATTAGTATTGTATGCTTGAATTGCTTTGTTTTTACCATAAACAGTTTCTAAAAGACTTCCTTGCGCATCGGTTGACTTGTCGTACTCACCATCAACTTGTGTTGAAAAAGATTCTCTAACCCCTTGTGTGTCGTTATTTATTTCATAGTTTGTACCTCCGTATGATGTTGGTTTGTATTGGTTAGCATTGTATTGTTCCCCTCTTGCGGGACTTGCAATGTTTGATAATGCGTTTAATTCTATCCATTGTTCGTTACCTGCAGTTACATCATACGCACCTGAACCCGTAGTTAAACTATTATTAATGTTAAAATTTATATCCCAATTTACTGAACCATATTGAGTACCAGCAGGTGTGTATATATTTAATGGAGCTAAATTAAACAACAAAGTCTGTTGAGCATTAATTGAAACATAATTTGTTTCAATCCAAGATAGATTGGATGCCGTTTGATCGTAATTAACACCTCCTTGTGTTAATTGATTATATGTGGCATTCCAAATATCATATCTTGTTGATCCATAAAAATCATTACCTTGTAGTTGTGGTTTCCAAAGGTTTATTTGATAATAAATGTTTTCTTGTTCATTACCTTTTGTTGTGACATAATTTTGATTAATCCAATTTAAATCTCCCGCTCTATCGTCGTACTCACCAAAACCAGTTGTAATAGTATTAACTATGTCGTAATTAATATCCCAATTAACATTTCCATAAAATTGTAAACCTAAACCTGTAGAGACAGGTTTATAAATATTTGTTTGATATAGTATCGCCTCTTGCTGATTACCTTTTATAGATAATGCGTTTGATTCTATTACTTGTTGCGACTGTGTCGAATTATCATAAACAAATAACCCATTTCCAGGCGTTGTAAATAATCCCTCGTCATCGTAATTAATATCATATTCTACACCGTTTGGTACAATTAACCTAAACTTGTTTTTAATTGTATTATCAAAAAATTCCACAGATCCTACAACTGAAACATTATTGTTACTTACCCAAAATGGATCTAACCCTCTTTGTATATAATTTCCAAAACCTGTTGTATCAATTACCTCATCATCGTTAATATCATAAGAAGTATCACCATAATCAGCACCTGAAGGGTAATATGTGTTTTTTGTTTTTAATAATATTTCTTGTTGATTACCGACTTGTTCAAGTTCATTGTTAAATGTGTCACTAATATCGTACACATCATTTTTATTACCTTTTTGTAAATCATTATTAATATCATATCTTGAAACACCATACCCTTGCCCATCAACTGTTGGTACATAAATATTTTTAACGTAAAGTAGTGTTTCTTGAAAATCCCCGTTTTTTTCTAACTGACTTTGTATTGTTTTAGATAGATTATAATTACCTTCAGGTGATTTAAAATTTTGATCTTTATTAATATCAACAGTATCACCATATGAAGGATCGTTTGGTCCGTATTGGTTTTTTGTTATTAATACTCTTTCTTGTTTTTCACCAATGTCTTCAACAGACGGAGAGTCGGACACACTATAGTTTACTAATATTAATTCACTGCGTGCGACATTTTCTTCAAAACTTGGACCTCCTTTAGTTTTATATGGGGGTAAGTTTATTGATAGTAATTTTTTTCTAAAATTCTCACTTGCGTCAAACGATAATGGGCTTTCCATTCTATATTATTTTGTTTTATTATAAATAGAACATAAAGTAATTTTTATTAAAGGTTACCCAGTTTTTCACTGTAAGATTTACTTAATCTTTCATTAACAATATTCATTACGTTTTCTTTAAACATCCTTTGAAAGTTAGGATCTGATTCTAAAATATTCGCCAAAGACCCGTTAAGCCCTTCTATTTTTAACTTAACCTCTCCATTTACACCAACATCACCTTTTACTTCATTAGTTGAGGTGGTATTTACGTTGACCATGTTTGAAAGTTTGTCTGAACTCATATTTTTAGTTAATAAGTCTTGCAGTGTTCCAATATTTTTTGAATCAATGTTTTTCATTGTGTTCAGAATAGAAAACGCCCCCTGAGAGTCATTTATAAATTCACTGATATTGGGGGCCGCAAGAATGTCGTCTCCTGGATCTGTTGTAAATGAACCAAAACTACCTGTGATTAAATTACCACCTTTCATGGTTGACGGTACATATAAATCACTCGCAGTACTTACAGTGGTGATTTGTGTTTTAACAGCCTCAAATACATTTGTTATTTGTCCAGCGATATTTGTTAATTGTGTAATCACTTCGTTCAAATCTGTCTGAAATTCAACCCCTATAAGATACATATTAAATGCGTTATTAGCTTTTGTTATAAATTCTTCAACTCCAGTTAATATTCTTCCTCCCTCATCTGCAACTCTTTTAGCTGCAGTTTCTACCGCACTAATTCTCATTGTTTCATAATATTCATCAGCCATTTTTGAACCTCTTTCATACCCCGTTTCTTTCGAAAAAATTAAAGAATTTGCCATTTTTTGAAGTGCGTTTGCCGCCTTTTCTGATGATGACAATTGGGCTTCTGCCGATTTTTCATTTTTTGACATCATGTCTTTCATTGTACTATCAATTGACCCTAATTTTTCACCGTCGGTTCTATTAGCTTCTGTTTGGGCATTTTTAAATTCAGTTAATTGAGACTCTTGTACTTTACTTAAATCAACCCAATCTTTAGTTCCAGGTAATTGTACTTGAAATCTTCCGTCTTTAACTTCGGCCATAGACGCTAGTAATCTTTTGTCCTCTTCTGTCATTCCAGCACTAAAAGAAGTTTGGGCCATCACCTCTTGTTCTTTTCTTGCGCTAATTGCCGACCTTGCTACGTCTTCGTATTTCATTCCTAGTTGATCAGCCATTTCTTTCAATCGGTACATTTGCTGAGTACCAATTTTAAATTGTCCTGTTTCTTTGTTATATTCGGCAGATGCTGCAGCAACTTTAATAAATTCGTTTTGTAACCCCTCAACATCATTTTGAGCCATGTATAACAATTTAAAGGGGTCCCCAAGTGCACCAATATTTCCTCCCAACATTTGCATACCTGATGCCATCTCAATAGCCTTTTCAGGGTCTAACGCTTTTTCTGCTGTTGCCATTATTTCATCAAACTTAATTCCAAGTTGTTGAGCCCTAGCAACCATATTAGTCAGTCCTTGAACCCCATTTTTAAATTGGTATGTGTTTGTTTTTTCTAAATTTGTCATTACTTCTTTTGTAAGTTTGGTAGCATTTAAACCAAACCCTTTAGCAGTATTGTACATTTTAGTTAGGTAAATTTGAGATTGTTGTTGTCCCATACCAACTTTAGAAAATTCGGCAGTATATCCAGCCAATTCTTTTACACTTATACCTGTCAAATTAGATAAATAAATTGTGTTTTTAATCATCTCGTCTTGAAGTGTAGGTATTCTTCCTGTTTGATCAGCAAATCCAGACATTATTTCCATAACATCTTTCATTTCAACACCAAAATCCTGAGTATTTTTCATGATATCAAAAACTTGACGTTCCAAAATGTCGGCGTAACCAGTAACACCACCAAAAGATCTAGAAAAGACTTGAGCACTTTCTTCTAATTTAACAAAAAAGGTTTGGTATCGATTGTAATCTAATGCGTCTGAAAGAGCGGATTTTAAATCTGTTTTGAATTGATTTATTCCAAAACTACTTCCAACCTGATCGGTGTATGCTCCGGTTGCTTTCTGTGTGTTTCCTAAAAACATAGTATTATTTTATTTTATAAATAGACTTACTTTCTTTTTTCATATTCTTTTATTAACTTATCAATGAAATATTTTCTTTCATAAGTTGGCATTTTCAAAAGGTCAGAATAAGAAAAATTACCGTGTTTTATTAAATAATAAAACTCATCTAAAAGAATTTTTTGATAATTAGAAGAAAGGACGAAAAAATTCAGCCCCAAAGGAAACATTCAAAGTTACCTTTTCTCCAGACGGGGCTATAATTTCTCTTTTTAGGTCAACTTTAGGTTCACACTCATTTAAAAACTTTCTTAAAAATTTAGAATCGGCGATTGGTAATTGTGGAATGATTTTAGTCACATAATCTTTTTGTTCGTTATCGTCTATTGATATAATTTGCTTTTCCAATCTTTTTGTTGCTGCAGGAGCAATAAATCCTTTTGGGTATGTTTGAATAATTTTTTCCAATTCATTTTGGTCACCCATATTCATTATCTTACAAACAACTTTGTGTCCACTTTTAGGTAAGGTAGTTGTAAAATAACCTTGTTCGTTTGGTTCGTGCATTGCTGGAACATAATCAACGGAATCTAAAATAATTGCCCCTTCAAATTCTTTTCCTGTTGCAGGATCTATTAATGTAAAATTATATTCGGGACCAAAAGATGTGTTTCTTAAAAATACCAATATTGCTTGTACATCAGCATCAATTAATTCATTAATATCAAAGTTAGGTTCATATATTTTTTGTCTTAAAAGTCTTGAAATTATCCCGTCTGTTCCAATGTTTGGTGATAATAAAATATTCTCATCTTCGGCGGTTAAGTATCCGACTTTTAATGATTCTTTTTTATTTCTATAAAACTTACCCTTACTAGGTAGTTTAATTACATCATGAGGTAGACTAAAATCCATTTGTCCGTAAGCTGCAGTATTATCCATAATTTTTTATTTTAAAAATAATATGATAGTATTTTATGTAAACAAAAAACCCCACTTTGTTAGTGAGGTTCTTAATAAAATATTTACATTTATTTTTTTAGTAAACTAAAATACATCTATCAGGTCTTAGTGTTGCTTTAACTGTTACAATTTTTTCATCACTATAATCTAATGAATCCATATCAACCCCTGTTAAAAACACTCCTTGTAGGATCCATTTTTCAACGGCAACTCCTGTTGGGTCTAGCATTTCTAATGTAAGGTCTCTTTTATAACCTGCAGCATATCCCATACGTCCTGTAATTGATTCTGCGTGTAGACGAACCCATTCCATAAGTGCTTGTGCTGCTGAAGGTCCGATAGGGTCTAAGAACGTAACATCCATAGATTCCCAATTAAATCTACCTGCAACATATGTAGAAGTATTTAAAAACGGTATTTCAACCTCACCGATTTTAATTTTTGGTCTTGAAGTACTTGTAACGTACCAAGAGTTGATTCCTAATGGTGAAGGAAACGTAAGTATAAATCTATTTTTCTTTTTAGGTTCATACGTTAGGGGCATTTTCATTAATAAATCAGCCATTTCTTATTGTGTTTAAATTTTTATTTTTTATTTATAAATATCTGAATTTAATTTTTTTTCTATTTACTTTCTTTTTTTTTAAAATTATATATTAGCTATAACTTAACTACTTAATTAAATTTTCTTTTTTCTCCTCCTTTAGTATAATATACATTAATTGGTTCATTTGGATATTCTTGACTTAACATATCTCTTTGAGCTTCTGCATTTTTCAAATCGTCATCTGAAAATCCTATCTTAACGTTTTGTGTAATAAACTCATCAATATCTATATCGTCCATAACTTCATTAAATGAAACATCATTTTTAAATTTTGGGACCAAGTCAGATAATTTTAAATTTGGGTTTTTATCTAAAAGAGATTGAACGAGTTCTTTTGCTGATTGTCTACAATCACTTATAAACTTTCTTAAAGCCACTTTTTTACCTTCTTCTGGATTAGCTGCACTTCCCTGACCGTAAGTTACAGGTGCCATTAAACATCTGTCTAAATACTCAAGTACTAAATCACTACCATTAAAATCCGCTTCAAATTTTTTTGAATCAATATCTTCTTTTAAATTTTTAGTTTTAGAAATCATTTCGTGGTATCTTTTAAGATTTTTTATCATCTCACTTTTATTAATACCATTATGATTTTTTGCAATTAAATTAAAAATTCCTTTCCTTAATGTTTGTGGACTATGACCCCTTGCGGTAATAATGGCAAATAGTGACCCACCATTTAAACACTCCACAAAATCATTCCAAGCAGGACCAACAGGAGCAATCATTGAATCAATAAGGAATTTATTCTCTCCGGCCTCTTTAAAATAAATAAATGGATCAGGAGAATAACCAACAATAGTTGACCCCTTATATTTAAAGTCCTCAACACCTATTTGGTGTCTGTGCTCCGCAAAATCTTCTGTAGACATACCAATTTCATCATCATTCTCTGACATGACCATAATTTTTGTTGGCATGTACATCAAATTATCGTCCCAATCAAATGCATAATATTTTAAATCAGGTCTTAAATCTTCAGACTCTTCAGACCCAACATCATAAATACCTTCATAAATTGAGTATTTATAAATTTGGTTTCTGATTTTATTTTTAAAATCCTGTTCTTTTATATGTTTTTTAAAATTCATTTTCTATTCAGTTTTTCTAAAAGTTTTTCAAGTTGTTTTTCAGTAATTACAATGTTTTGTTTTTTTTCTGAAAAACTATTTTTGTCTTGTTTTTCTAAACCGACACTTTCTTTGATAAGTTTTTTTTGAATTTTCATAGTTTTTTAATTATAAATATAATATGGGTGATAATTTCTTACCACCCATACATTTATTTTATTTTTTATACATCATCAAATGATGCTCCTGCCGGTGTAATAACAAATTCTATATCTATATATTCTAAAGCTCTTGTAGGTTTTAAGAATATTTTACCAGTCATAGTATTTGAATCTAAATCTTCAGCCGCACTTGATACTTGTACTCTAAAGTCAATTAAACCTCTTTCTCTTCTAATTTCATCCAAGATTGGGTTAACGGAGTCTAAGAATTGTTGTCTAACTTTATCGTCGTTTTGTTCAAATAATAATCTAACCGCAACTGCTGAAATCAATTTTCTTGCTTGTAACAGTAATCTTCTAACGTTGATTCTGTCAAGTGCAGATTCTCTAATTTGTAAAGTTTTATTACCCCAAATTACAGTACCAATATCTGTAAATGTTGCAATAGGATTAATTCTACCTTTATAAAGAGTGTCTCTATCGTCCTGAGTTAATCTTTTTCTTGCTTGAACAGCATTTACAACACCTCTTGTGTAACCCGCAGATGCAAACCATGGCTTGAATATCTTATCAGTGTATGCTAAGTTTTTAACTACTTCACCTGTTGCCGGTATCCATATTTGTTCATTATTTTCCGTGTCATTTTTTAAAATCCAAGGATAATAAGTGGCGGTATAGTTTGAATCAATTGCAGTGTCTTCCAAGTTTTCAACAACACTTTCAGGGAAATATAAATTGTCATTTAAATTATTAATTGCTGCTGTGGTAAACAAATTGTAATCTGCAGTTGTACAAATATATATAGAATCGGCCCTATCCCTTTCAACCATTTCAATCGCTTCTTCAACCAAATTTGAATTATTATAATAATCAATACCAGGAGTTGTAAAAATATTGATGTCAACCGCCTCAGGATTAGCAAAAGTTTTTTGTCCCCATAGGTAAGCGTAATAATCAGTATTAGCCCAAATTTCTTGATTTGGTCCTGTAATTCTTCTAAACGCTCCCCATCCAGTTGCGTTAGGGTATGTGGCGTCTGATTTATAACCTTTTAAGAAATTAGTTCCTCCTAATGCAAATCCGTCACCATTTGTTCTCCATTTTCTATAAATGTCCCATCCGTCAAATCCACCAGCAAATAATAATGTGAATTTTCTAGCATTCAATCCGTAGTAAGGATCTGAAGTACTTGTTGGGTTAGTTTGAAAACTCGCTTCTCCAACGAAGAATTTAGAATCTCCCGAAGTTGGTCCATTACCTCCTATCAATACAACAGTTGCTCCACTATCCATATGGAAACCTTTGGTTACATAGTTCCATTCAGTCCCTTCACCTGTTGCCAAATTTGTTGGTGCTTGTTTTCCTCTATATGTTAATTGATCAAAATCATATCCTAACTGAGATGAAACACCTAACTGTACATTTCTTTTTCTATCACCACTTGCTCCTGCTCTAATTTCACCTCCGAAGAAATATGAAAACGGTGGGCTGTATTTTAAACCATTAGGTCCGTAATATAATGTTTTAAAGTTCAAGAATGGTGGTTTAGCAGAACCGTAAGATCTTTGTACTAAACCTTCAAATCCTGCAGGTACCGCATCTGTCGGTGCTTCTTCACTTAATTCTATCATAACGTATCTAGACCTCAATGGGAATTCTCCATTTGACGTACCTATTTTTTTAGCAACATATGAGTTACTTGTTGGGTCCATAGTACAATTAGAAAATCTATCTAATACAAGTTGACTAGAGTCTGTATCGTTAAAATCTCTAACAACAACATCGAATGTGTTATTATCTAAATCAATATTGGCTAATGTAATTTTAAATCTAAAGTTTGCATTTGTACCGTCAGAGATAGTTATTAACTTAAATAGTTTATAAACTTTATTACCTCTTAGTTCAGAAACAATAAATGGGGTTTCTGGTGTTTGGTATTTTTCTAAGTTGTAAGCTATTGTATTTGTATTAGGAGTATTTCTTAATCCCGGTAAAGCAACTAAAGTAGAATTTAAACCTCTAATTTTATTTTGTAGATAACCTTCAGATAAAAAAGTAGGATACGCTTCCTCAACAAATATAGGAAAATCATCAGAGTTAAGTGAACCATTAAAGTTGGTTGTTCCTAATGTTTTTGCTATAAAATTTGTTTGACTACTTGCCATTGAAACGTCAAAAGAAAAAGAACTATTTGTACCATCTGTCGTTGTTCCTGTTATTAAAAATGAAGAATAAGGATCTTTAGAGATTCCGGAATAAACACCAGTACCTACCATTCCTACAGATGTTGTCGCACTTACTTTATAAACAGGTCCATTATCACTTGCGTAAGTACCCACACCTCTTGAACGTAATGTTGCAACAACAACATCATCATAATCAGTATAACTACTACCTGTATATAATGTACCATAAACTCTAACAGTACCTGAGTATGAACCACCACCTGTAGATGTAATTGCTGAAACAACAATACCGAAACCACTTCCTGTGTAAGTTTGGGGTCCTATTATACTGAAAAGAGATGAGTACCAAATATCATTTTGACCTGACGTATAATCTAATGAAGTACTTATAACGTCCTCAACTCCAAAAACATTTTCGTAAATATTAACACCTGAAGGATTATACGATGAACCAGTAAGAACGTTAAACGTTTGTTGTGAAACTGAACCAAAGAACAGTGCAGTTCTACCTGAAAGAGAAGAACTTGAACTAACATTTGATATTTCATTATAAATGTAATTTGCAAAGTCTTCAGATAATGTAGTTTGCCCACCATCAGGATTAATGTAAGGTAAATTAATATTTGGTATAAATGCTGGTATAGATGAGGTATAAGCTATAGTTGATGTACCACCAGTTGATCCTGTAAAAGTAAAAGTAGTTAATCCTGCAGGATATGATGGTAAAATTGCAGATATTGTTTCTCCGTCAATATTTGCGATTGTTGTTATTGACCAAGAAGGACCGGCGTCATATCCTGACAACCCTAAAACTCTAGTAACATAGAGTTGATTTGATTCTTCAAGATAAGCCTTTGCTATATATGCTGCTTCATATTTTGGTATACTTGTATCAACAAATTTTGCTGGGCTTGTACCCTTGTCTCCGTTACCAAAAACAGAAACAAACTCATCATAATCTTTTATAAAAATAGGTTCGAAAGCGGGACCCTGAAGAGTCTCACCAACAATACCCAAAGTTGTAACACCAACACTCTGTGTTACGAATGTTAAGTCTCTTTCGGAAGTATATACTCCTGGAGATACAAAAACTTTTCCACTTGCCATTTTTCAGTTTGTATTTGAAATTTATTTTTTATTATAAATACTTTGAAAAACCGCAAAAAATTAGGTCTATTTTATTTATTTTAATAGTTGTAGGAAAAAATTCTACCTTTTTTCATACTTATAAAATACTTATTAAGGATATGAAAAAAATAAAAAATATTAAAATTTCAATTGAAAGTCACAAATTGTTAAAGGATTATTGTGAAGAAAAAGGATATAAGATTTATAAATTTTTAGAAGAACTAATAAAGAAAAAATGTACTAAAGAAAAAGATATATATGGTGAATAATTATTGAAGATACGCCGTTGTTTTAATTGTTGACGTAGAACCACTTGAAATTTTAACAATATCAACTGTAACAACATCACCATTACTTACCTGAATTGTTTCTATATTGTCTCCAACATAGTTATCATTTATATAAACTGAATAAGAAAAAACATTTTCTAACGAGGTAACTTTTAAATCTGCGGTATAAAAAAACGGTTCAGTTATTCCGGTAACACCAACAAAGTAAGGAAAATTAAAATCAAAAAAATTAGGTCTTTCAGGTTGTGGGTTAACTTTCCTACTTGTATTTAAAACATCGGTTTCAAACATTGTCACTTGTCTTGTTATACCCGGACTAACTTTAAACTCTTCTTCATCCAATAAAAACCCTTGCATTAAAAACTTATAGTTTTGAACGTAATACTTTCTTTTTTCTAATTCTTTAGTTGATTCATCAGAAACATCTTCCCATATAATTGGAATATAATGTCCTTTAACAACGGTGTAAGCCTGTCTTGATGCGAATTTTTGATTAACAATTTTATTAAATTCATTTAATTCTCTCATCCTATTACAAAATATTTTTATATTGAATGAGATATCGACAGGGATTGGTTGTGGTATTGTATAAACATCAAACCCTTTTCTTTGTCCGTCCCATGTTGGTACTTGAGCGTATAAAAATTGTCTTCTATCCGGAATTTTATATTGAGTTATAAGACTTGTTCCAAATTTTACCTCTGGCATTCTTACTGTTGATATAAACGGTAACTTAACATTATCATCTAAATCTTTAAAATCCCAAGTTTCAGTAAATTGAGACCAGCTTTGGTTCGTTATTATTTTATCTATAACGGGTACCTTTTTCCCGTCAACTGAAAGTAATAAATCGTTTTTAACAAACTCTAACATACCCTTATCTAAATCTGCGTGTAAAACACCCTTTGGTAAATAAGTTCCTTTATCTTGGATTTTATCCAAGAGTTCTTGTCTCCTTTCAGTTAAAACTTTTACGGGAGTTAGTGGTAAATTTTTTCTTAAAGTTTTAGGTAGTGCCATTATTAAATTCCTTTAAATTCGTTTTCGTTTACAGGTGACGCAATAATTGATCTATAAAATCTTTTATATCCAGCATAAGTGTGTTTATTGTCTGTAAAAATCCTTCCATCGTTAACTACAGAATAATACCTAACTTTATCTTCCGTCTCATAATAACCAATATAATCACCATATTCTATTTCAATACCCATCTCATCTAAATGTTTTTGATAAACACCAACTTTTAAATTACCTGGTTCCATTTGTGACAATTTTGAACTACCTAAATCAGTATTTGTTGGTGCCTCAACTTGAACGTACCCTTTAAATTCAACAGGGGGTAAAAATTGGATACCGTCTTCAAGGGCTTCACCATAAACATCATCGTTATTGGTTCTTTGTTTATCTACTTTATATAATACAAGTGTAAAGTTCATGTCCCCATGTAACCATTCTTCACCCATAGTAATATCTAAATTAAAATCTTCTTCTGAGAAGAATTTATTTAATC